TTTATTCCCGGCTTGGAAACACTTCTCGTAGAAAATCGGAGGTGCAACAAACCAGCGGTTCTCTTCTGGCACTGACTCATCGTCAAGGAGACGGGCCATTGCAAGCATCAGGTTGATGCCGTTATCGTCTGTCTCAATGTTGATAGGTGCGTTTGCAGTACCAAGAGTACCAGCAGCGGCAGTAGTAGTCAGTGTTGTGCCAGATACAGCAGAAGCTGCAATACCAGCACCGTCAGACATAGCCTGAAGAACAGTCTTGTCGTACTTACGCTTCAATGCAAATGCACCTGAAGAGGTGGCAAGTGCCTCAAAGTTTACGTGCGAGTGACGCTCTTCGATGTCGTCGATTTTGAAAGCAAACGCATTAGCTTGGTCGACGGTCATTGTGATTTGGTCGTCAGCCAAGTCTTGTGGGTTTACTACAGAACCCCGCTGATAAGCGGAGACTGTTACGGTAGGTTCTTTTATGATACGTACCGTATCGCCAAAGTTTTCAATTTCGCCAGCGTAGTCAGTGTTCGTGATGTCTTCAACAACCGAAGCGCGACGAAAGAACTTGAGAACTTTTTGGCTAAAGATTTCCGGTGCAAAATTACCGGAAGGCAGGTTTCCATAACCTGCAGCAGTACCGAAAGCCATTTTTCAGTCCTTCCTTTTTGAGGTTTAAGAGTTTAAGTCTATTCGCCCTTCTGTCCGTGCTTGGTCGAGTTCAGTTTCAAACTTCTCGAACTCCCACGGTTTCATCTTGGCGATTTGTGAAGCTTTCCAAATTTTCTTATCTCCAATAGCATCCGTATTTACATCCCTAGCAGGGGTTTTGGTAACTGCGTCTGCTGCCGAAGCATCTTTGGTCTTCTTCTTTTTGGTCAAGCCTGTGTCGGCTTTGTAGAGGTCTATGACCCGTGCCGCCCACTTGGAGTCGGTATTGTTCTTGTAAATACCATCTGCAATTGAGCTTGGCTGCTCTTCTAACCACGCTAAGAACTTTTCATCGGTTTTTAATTCAGAGAAATCGGGGTGGGCGCGAAGCAGTTGTTCGTAGGCTTTCTGCTTTTCTAGTTCCTTTTCCCGTTCTTGAATTGTACCTATCTCTTCACGTAGTTTTGCAACCTGTGATTCGGTCTGCATACTCGAAACCGTCTGAACAACTTCGAAGACATCTGGATAGCGTTCCTTGAACTCCTCTAGTTCTTCTTGTGTTCGTGGGGGCGTTACGCCTCGTGGCATTTCTGCCGCACGGTCTGTCATTGTTTTTCTAAGGCTTTCAATTTCTCCTTTGAACTCGTCTACCTTGGAATCATAATGACGCTTCAAGTCGTCATACCGTTTCTTGTAGTCGTGGTCTTCGCTAGCTTCTTTCTTAGCTTCTACGAAGCTTTCGCCCTTTTCTTCTTGCTGAGTAGCCGCTTCTTCTACGGGGTCAGCTTCTTGAGCTTCGACTTTTGACTCCTCGTCATCATCCTTATAAACTTCTTCTCTATACTTTCCTTTGTAGAGAGCGTCGTTATTGATTGTTCCAAAAGAGTCGTTTACTTTGTTGGCACGGTGGCCTCTTGCTTTTGCCATTTTATTTACCTCACTTGCGGGGCCACATGGCTGTGGGTAGCCGCGTCGGTTGTGCTGGGGCCACGAACTCGTGGGTAGCCAGCGGATTCTTTAGGTTAGAAAACCCCCACGCCGTACAGCAACAGGCTTTTCCTGTTTTGTCCTCTGTACACGCTCTTCAGTTTTACGTAACCCTCGTTTATTAATCTTTTCTAGGCGGTCTTCGCCAATAATCTTTACTAGGTGGGGAGCTACGATAGCTTCGCCACTTGATATGGCAATGTCTATCAGGTCAGAGTGGCGTTCGAAGTCGCCTGTTGATACGCCTCTACGAACCGCTTCCTTCTGGGCATCCATAATCATTTTGCGAACATCTGCCTCACCCATGTGTTCTATGGCTGCAGCATTTAGAACAAATGAACCTTCGGGAGCCTTGAGCGGTTTGTCGTCTGCGACCTTACCCGCCTCTGATACTTGTGAAGGGGGGCGGTCTATGAAACCACTGGTATAAGCTTCTTTTTGAGGGTAGGCGGTGCCGCCCATTGCGTAGCCCTGTACTTTACCGCCTGTGGCTAGGCTAAACGTGTCTTCGGCTTCGGCTTGACTTAGACCCGCACTACTTCCGGGGTCAAAACCGCCGTAATCAGCACCTTCACTTCCAGAATCTTGCCCTCTATCTGCTCTATCTTTAGCAATTCTATCGGCTTGAGCTTTTGCGTCTTTTTCTGCCTGCTGCCTATCGGCTTCTGCCTTCGCTGCCTGCGCCTTCGTTGCCTTAGATTTAGCTATATAATCTGCTATAGTCTTTGCCTTTAAATCTCCAAGCTTACCCTTTCCCGCACGTGAGCCATCTAAATCTCCACGGGCCATAGCTTCTATTTCAGCCTTAGTTGCTCCATAAGATGAAAGTTCTGCAGCATATTGGTTAGTGAAGTTAGTAAAATCACTTGCGCGACCCACCATGGAAACACGACCAAACCCGTCCATATACTTACCATCGTCAGTGTACCTATCGCCATCACTTGTCAGGGCATCACTATACCCCCCGCCTTCAAAAGTAGTGGCACCTTTTCCAGTGTAATCAAAACCAAAATTACTTCTTCCAAAAGTGCTTGGAATAAATCCCCGCTTCACAGCCTCAATGTTCTTCAGGGTTTGATTGTCTAGGCCCTTCATGTTTCCTGTGTAGGTGAAAGTTCCGGCCTTGCGGGTTATTCCTGTCGCTCCGGGGCCGCTTCCAAACTTCATGGAGAAGCCAAGGTCCCTGTCTGCTGCAAATGTTCCTACTAAACTGTCATCTTGAAAACGTTCTTCAGTCATACCACTCACTGATTCTTGAAAATCACTCATAACTGCCTGTGCAACCATTCTGTTATGAGCCATGTCTTGATACTGAGTGGCGTGAACCGTGTCTGCAACTAGACCTAATAATCCGTCAGGTCTGGCACTGGTTTCTCCAAAAGCATTTTGACGAGTTTCGGTGCTAAATATGGCAGAACCCGCGAGAGCTAACATAGGCCCTTTGGCTGCTAAATATGCCTTCCCAGCAGTCTTGGCATCTGGCTTTGTAACTGCCTCTGTCAATTCTTCACCCACACGGTCAAGAAGTCCTTTTGTTCCTGCTGAAAAATCTATGTCGCTCAATCTGCCATCAACCAATGGTTCTAAAATATTTTTTGTAAACCCTACACGGTCTTCATACCCCTGTGGCTTACTTGATGATAAATAATCTGAATATAAATCTTGATTTACATAATCGAATTTGTTGTACTCAATGCCCGTCCCTCCGGGAAACATCGAAGTTTTTCCCTGCGCTATTTCTTTAGGAGTAGCCTGTATATTTATACCCCCCAATTCATTTAGAGCATCGTCTTGAGTAGGACTTTCGCCACCATCTTCCCCGGCTATACCATACTCTTTCAAGTCTGTCGAATCACCACCATCATCATCAACACCCACACCCGTTAGAGTTCTAAGGTCCAAGGCTTGACGGTAAAAATCAACATCGCCAGATTTGTAGGTATCATAATCAATTGATACTGGGTTGAAGAATTTCTTAGGTGGGGGTGTTGCTACTGTCATTTTTAACTAGTGCCTCGTGATTAGCCTTCAACTGAAGGAGTGTTTCCAGTAAAGCCGCTTTCCCCTGCAGTTGGCGCAGTTCCGACTCCGATTGTGCCGTTACCAGACCCCTGTACGTTTGTTCCTTCAGGACTTGGAGATACTCCTCCAGCCCCTGCCATATCTTGGGCTGGGCCAGCAGCGGGGCCACCATCCGGGCCTGTTCCTTGTTGTACATTCGCCATCATTCCTTGTAACATTTTTGCGTAGAGTTGTGCTTGGTTCGCGTCGTTGACTAGGCTGTCAGGGTCGATGTCCTGTGAGATAGCCAGTTCGCGCATCAGGTTTGGTATCTTGATGAACGGAGCTAGCATGGGGTTAGCTACGGTTTGCAACAGAGACGTTAGCCGCTGGGTGCGAACCTCTTTTTGCATCACGGCTGCAACGCCGCGTGGTTTAATTTCTAGGTCGCCTTGGATGTCTTCTGCATCTTCATTGAACTGCATGTTCCACTGAAAGTATGCCTCACCCAAGGGCTTCAATAGCATGTCGTCTATGTTCTTGATGACAGTCTTCATGGATAAACCAGCAGACCCCATCAGCATGGATAAGCCTGCAGCGGTTCGCCCAGTTCCGGTTACACCTGTCTGACCGTGCATGATTGACGGTATGCCTGTCTCTTCATCAGCAAGCTGACGACTAATCTGATACATCTGCAGGTTCTCTCCTGCCGTGTTCGGAAACTTCAAACCGTTGATGGCGGTTCCGGTAACACCGGACTGCCTACGGAATATTTTTCCGGGAAAGATGTCCATGTTCTGTCCCGGTACGAGACTAGCTTCATCTACGTCAAAGACGAGGTTGCCTGCAAGAGCGAGGTTGTCGATAGCCATACGAACGTGTCCGTTCATCAGCTTCTGAGCATCTTCCATGTTCTCCGCTACACCAACACCCCAGAGTTGGTAGGGGTTGACTTCATATGGGAAGACTTGGTAGGGGATACGGGCTGGTGTGAAGGGGTTTAGGACACAGCGTATAACCATGTTGCCACAGACCCAGACGTTCACCTGAAGCTCATCGAACTCCGACATATTTTCAGCAGCTTCCAAACCAACTTCTTCAGCTAGTTTAGCGTCCAAGACACCCCAGTATTCCAAGACCTCGTAGCGGTTACCTTGGTAGAATGGCTCTGTCTCGTCCTCACGAATAGTATCCTCGTAGTACTTGTCCTCATAGTTGGGACCTTTGGCAAGGCACTCTTCGATTGCTTCTGAAATAAAGTGTGGGCGTTTTATCAACGCACGAAGCTGTTGACGGTTCATGCGGTGACGTTCTATGACGTACTCGCAGTCATCTATGCTAGTAGCAGATGGGTCAGGGTGAAAGTCCCATATTGACACCATCTCAATCCGTGGAACGGTCTTTTCATCTGGGTTATAAACCCGCTGTCCATCATCGTTGCGTTCCCACTTGTGAACACGCTTGTAAAAGTTGAAGGGTCCCTTTACAACACCAGTTCCCAATAGGGATGCTTCGAACACGGCATTTCTCATCACGTTCACAGCATTTGTGTCGGTGAGTTGGTCGTGTATAACTTTTTCCATCCGTAAGGCTGCTTCTTGAGCCGGACTGATTTGTGGTTCGCCCATCAGGGCAGGACCCTCTGCTAGGTCTAGTTGTCCATACTTGGACTCTAATCCACCTAGGAAGTCACCACCGGGCTTTGCTTGCAAGGCACCGGGAGCCAGTTCACGACCATCCCCTGCGAACCCGTAAGGGTCTTGTTTAACAGCGTCATCCAACGGAGTCTTCATATGAGCAAACTCCGCAATGCCTTCTGGCACGGGAGTCGATTCAACAACCAAGGGAAACTTCTTGTTTGCGAACAGTATGTCTATGATTTGACCGAACGCAGCAAGGACCTTTGTCTTGGTAATCCGAACAAAAACCTTGGACCGTTCCGAATCACGATACTGAGTTGTAGAGTCGTAGATACCCCGAAAGTTCTTGAACGCCTGTAGCCAACGTTGCTCGTGAGCAAAGCGACCAGTTTCAGCATCCCTGAATTTTGCAGTTACGTACCCTGCAAGACCGGGCATCTGCTCTTCAGGAGATTGTACCGGAACTACGGTGTCGTCTTCCGGCTGGAGAAAGTTATCTTCAGACATTTAAAGTCCTAGCTAAAGTAGTTTCTGTCTTCTGCCATTGTATTGAATGAGGCTTCTACAGTAGGCTTGGTTTGCTTCTTGGGCATATCTTCGTAGATTGGGCCTGTCTTTGCGCGAGTGTCGAACTCAAGACCTTCGCGATATAGCTTTGATGCACCCTCATCTGTATCAACGCTGACTTTATCAGAGTTCATTACATAGGCTGCGCCATAGTTGTAGTTATTGTCTGGCATTTCTGCCTCCTAGTTAACGAGAAAGGAAGCCTTGGTCTTGAGCAGGGGCGGCTTCTGGAACCCTGCTTGGTTCTGGAATCATGCCAGAATCTTGTGGGGGACTACCTGTTACCATACCACGTTCATCAAACAATGGCATAGGACCGTCGGGTCTGGCAGGTGTGAAAGAATACTCAATAGACGGGTCGTCAAGAGTGTCGTCCACAGTGCTGGGCTGTAACTCAACTCCTAAACTAGGGTCTACTATTGATGGTAAAGCCCCAGCAACACCTGCTCCTGTCCGTGCAGCTAATGCGGCTCCCTCTATAGCCATATCCCGTGCCATTGCTGCGCCAGCCCCACCGGGGTCGCGAATGGCTTCATATATCGCTGTTCCTGCGAAAGCTGTGCCAAGTGCAGCACCTGCAGTCTTGAGAGTGGTCTTACCCTTATCCATAAGGTTGTCAAAGATGTCATCTATGTCGTCCATACTAAACCCGTTGTCTTCTAAGGCCTGAACGAGAGATGGAGATGCTTCACCACCGGGGTCTACACTAACAGAGGGTTGTTTGGGGGGCATGTTAGCTTCTAAATTTCTTTTTTCTGTTTCAGCTTTTAGTAAATCAACTTCTAATTTTTTTGCAGATAATTCTTTGTAAGTAGTAGAAGCTGCAGGGTCTACATTTATTTTTACGTTGGATATAGGCTTATCTGAAAAAGTTACCCCAACAGATTCTTGGGCTACAGTATCCTGTAAGTACACAGGTAATTTAGATACAGCATCAGAAGTTACAACGTACCTCTGTGTAAATGGGGATAGTTGAGTAACCCCTACTTCAGTTAAAAATTGACCATGTGTTTTTGTCGTAGTTCCATCGCTCGTTGTAGTATTCCCTTGAGACAATAAAACGTAGGGTTCAAACGCCCTTGCGTTAGCTTCTTCTATTGCTCCTGACTGGTCAATCACCGCTTGGTATTTTTGAACGTTACCAGAAGGGGGTCGCCACGTGAGAACTTTTCGAACAATGTCGTTATCGTTATAACCCTTAGAACTTAAATTTGTTTCATTAACTCGTCTAAAATCATAGTTAGTAAATTTTTGTTTTACATAATTGCCAGTGCTTTCCTGAAGATATTCTATTTCAGGTATGTTAGAATTAGCTAACGCCGTATTTATTGTTTTATCTAAACCTGAAGGGTTACTGAATACCAAACCATTAGTTTTATTCCCGATAATGCTTCGAATAATATCTCTTTGGGGTTCAGGAAGATACCCTATTTTTACACTTTTCTTTTTATCATCCGTTTTTAGTTCTAGCCCCTTAACTAACCCTGTTTCAAAATCTATGTTTTCTATACGTAGTGCTTTAAAATCAGAGGGTCTGTAGCCCCCCATCATCATAAGTAACATACGACCCCCGGCAGGTCGAGTTTTAGGGTCTTCCATCAATCCGGCAGCTATACGTTTTGATTCTGAATAGACTTCTCTAGGATAGTTTACAGGAATTAGGCGGTCTACTTCAGTGCTAAAACCCGCCGCTTTATATGCTTCTTCACCGACTGCCTCTCTCATCATAGTTCTGAAAGGGTTTGTCGTTCCTTGGGCTGTTACCCCAACTTCTGCAAGGACCTTTTTAAAGTCCCCTACAAATGCGCTAATCTGACTGTTCGAACCGTTTTCTACTATGGCTCGTAAGAATTGTTCACGAACAGGGGTTTTATCTGTAATATCCCCTAACTTAATATCCTCAAATCCTAAGTCTCTTATGACTTTAATTCGGGCAGTTTTA